TTCTAAGCGTATATTTGCAATTGATAAGGCTATAAATGTCAGTCGCGCCGGAGTTCTATCTGGTTCTACCGCTTTTTATAGCCTTATTTCTTTTTAGGCTTCCCCTTAATAATGCCGCTCTCGTCTCTTTTGGTAATACAGTACAATACCTCTCCTTTAAGCTTACGGTGTACCTTAACGTGGGCGCAGTATGATTCATCTTTAATCTTTACCCGGTAGTAGTTGAAGTATTCAGCCTCCCCGTGCTTTCCGGCCTCGGTTGGCTTCCAGCCCAGGTATTTCCACGACTTCACATTCTCATCGAGCGAGGTAAGGTAGAATAATTTATCTGCTGTACCATAATGCTCCTTTACGGTTGTAACCGTTTTACGGAGTATAATCAGATTGCCGGTAACAAGGTTATCAGCTGCGACCGTTTGGCCATTGTGCTCAGGTAAAGCTTTTTTCCATGCGTCTATTTTCTGCTCCGCATATTTCAGCATTACCCTGTTTACAAAGTCCTGAACTATTTTTGCGAGCTTTTTACCACCGTAAGCATTGGTTACATAGGGATGCTTCAGGCTGAAAATCTTACCTGTGAATGCCGGGTTACCGTCGAGCCCGGCAGGTGGTTCCGGAACATCATCGCCAATATTGAACAGCTTCCCGTTCGGAGCCTCGTCGGTATTGGTAATACCGCACTTGCAGTTCCACAGGCTGCCCGGGTACTGTATTTGCCAGAACGGATGCGCGATCGGTAAAATAAGGCCGTACAGCTTTACATGCGGCTCGCGCTTTACAACGCTGGTTGATTCTGTCCAGCGCAGGTTAGGGTATAGGTCGGCATCGCGCTGAAATTGTTTGAACCTGGCGGCCATGCGTGCCCGGATCACAGCCGTGTCGTACTCGGTTTTGAGCCAGTTACGGTTGTACTCACCAATTACCGGCTCAGCATCGCGCCTGAACTGGTCAAATGGCTTAAGCGTGCCGTTTTCGTCAAGCAGCAACTTTGCCAGGTCATTCTGTTGCCGGTGGGTCTTGAAAGCCGAAAATACCGCATTGTTGTGCTTCAGCTCGTTTACAAAATCAAAGTCGGGGTGATCATACGAAATTGAGCCAAAGCCGGCATCTACAGCCCCGTTAAGCGCGTTGAAAGTAACATTAAACAAATTGGGCTCAATGCCGGTTTCCACATCAACCAGCTCATTGTAGATATTCTCCAGGGCTTTATTTAAAATATCGCCGAGCCCATCCGATTCGGCTGTCGGGCTTGCCTGCGCGTAAAGCTCCTGCTGATAAATGCTATCAACTAAAAGTTTAAAGGAGCCCCCCCGCGCCTGAGGGCTTCTGAGAAAAAACCAAAGAACCTTTCCATTGCCGATGCCTCCACGCCTTTCTTTTTAGTTTTGCCTGGAGCCGGCGGTTTCGGTTCGTCGTTTTTGTCCTCCGGATCATCAAGATCATCCTGTTTTCCGTTTGAAACCGTTTCACCGTCCTTAGGCATTCTCACACCCGACACCTCATATATGTACTCGTCTGAAACCGGTATGCCCTTATCCCTGACATTTAGAGCGATATCGACACGTGTTTTGGTGTCAAGGCTTTCGCCTTGCTCCGGAAACACAAATTTACCACCCTTAACCGGCAGACCAAGGAGCTCCCACACAGGCAGTATTTGGCTGTTAAGCACCCGGCGCACAAAACGGCGATCTGATTTGTTTTTGTCCTCAGATACATTCTTATGCGTTTCTGACTGACTTTTGCTTGATCCATCAACGGTGGTCATGGTTTCACCAAGAACCGCAATCAATATCTCTTTTTCGCATCGATCGATCAGCTTGTCAAAAAGCTCCCCGTTTGCATTGCTGGTTGCCTCCTTCTGATCAAGCTCAGCCTCTTTAGGCACAACCATATTGAGCTTGCCTCCTGCCATTTGCAGGGCTTTGATCAACTCATCCCGAACGGTGGTATCATAAGCCGAATACTTCCACGCCCGGAACGGCATGCCGAATATTTCAGCAAACTCAGTCCAATCGCCAAAGCCACCTCTTTTATAGATCACATAAACGGCGGCTTTATAAATGTATCCCAGGGGGTCTCCGGGGTTTATCACCTCAACCAGGTAAGGATTGTCGGCATAGGACATCCCGTTTTCGTCATACTCGTTGGTAACTACCATCTTTTTGGCCGTATTCAGGTTGCGCCTGGGCACATTGTAGAATTTGAGCCCAGGTGTTACGCCAACGACATCGATTACGGATATGCCCCAGGCTTTTGCCTCCATGATCGCGCTAAGCAGGTTTTCAAACTCAACGCTGTCCATCAAGGCATTAATAGCCTCGTCGGGCTCTCCCTGTGCATTAATAAATACCAGCTCAGCATTGGTAACAGCTTCGGTGCGCTTACCGATTGAAACCGACAGTGTGCCGTCGGCCATAAGATTCTCATAAAGCCTGTACAGGCCATTGCGCATGCCCATCCTGGCCGAGTTCACAGCGCTGCGCCATGTGGCCACATCGGCACTTTCGACATTGGCCGGCCGTGCTTCAACTACGACTACATGTTGCTCAATTTTTGGGGCCTTGCCCCCCTTTTTTACTTCTACAGCCATTAGATATAGTTTTCGCGTTTAACATTGCTGTTCCATGATAGTGATCCCGCAGTATTTTCGGCCTGCTCTGCAATAGGCAGGTCAGGCACAACCTCTCCGGCCTGTACTGATTTTAACCAGGACACGGCACGGTTGTAACGATCTTGCCGCGACTTGTAATCAGTGCCGGGGTTCGCAAGGTTGATATAATGCCATATGGCGATATCCTTAATGAATATCACCAGGAGCGCATTGCGGCCCTCGCCGATTTCGGCAAAAATCGCCGGAATGTCAAACTTGTGCAGGTATCCTTTTGCCTCCTGGGTGGCGCCGTCGATGGCGGCTGTTAATATGGTTTCATCGGTGCCGCTGATTGCCTCTATCTGCTCACCGTAGAGGTGTGTTTTAAGTTCTTCTAATGTGATGTACATATTTAATCGGGGTTGTTGGTGTCGAAAAAAACCAGGCTTTCGGTATTGGTAACATTCACATTGTGATTAAAAAAGCCGATCCGCTTTGCGGCTCTCACGTCATCGCGGTGCAAAACCCGGTAGCGCATAGCCAGAAAATAAACCCTGTATCGCCTTTTCTTCTTTTTGTTAAGCTTCATGGCTTTTTTCTTAGCTCTGTTAAGAGCGGCCGGCCTGCCGTGAAACCTGATGCGCAACTCCTTTACCTTTAGCCTGGCCGGACTGAGGTATTTTGATTTCCAAAGCAGCACTAATAAGGTAATTATAAGAATTGCCGCCAATACTTGTTTGATTATGAGAAACGGAATAATCATATACGATTGTGTTTAGTTGGGTTATCAATAAAGAGGTAGCCTCCGGGAGTAATTTCGGCTGTTTTTGAATTGAGTATAAAATTTGCGCCTTCAACAGCATCGGGGCCGTCAACGGGTGACGGAAGACCAGGAGCGCAAAGTAGAAACTGCTCATAAAGCCTTACCATGTTTGGGTTTGACTTCTCCTTTTCGTTCAGTATGAGCCTACCGGTACGGTTTAAGGGCTCAAGGTTACCCTCGATGCGCGAAAATTTATCAGGCTTCTTTCTGTCGTCAGGCGATATGGGTATAACACCTTTTGTTTTTGAGGCCTCGTAAAATAATGGAATAAAAACCTGCTGAAAAAATGGGTCTTGCAGGCTATTATTTTCAATGTAATTGTAAAGCTGTGTCTTGCCAACTCCAACAAAGTCTCTGAGATTATAATACCAGTCAACATATTGGGCGTTAGTAACCTGGTCGAGATAGCCTGTAATTACATACAGCTTACCCTCCAATAGTCCGCACAGGAACAAGGCTTTGTTAACCTTGATTCCCTTTTTACTGACTTTGTTTGACGGCGCCGGGTCTCCATACAATACAAGGATGCGGAATTTGTTAAGCGGTGGGCATGGCCCCCAGGTCATTTCTTTGAATACGGAGCCTTCGGTTAACGGGGTATTCATGTACTCGGCCTGAAAAGATGCCGTTGAAATTTTGTCCTTTATTCGCCTTATGTTTTCAACTGTATTCTTTTCGGGCCATGTGCTTTGTCCGGATTTGTCCTCAACATTCACAATGTCGACATAATCGGCCATTTTCATTGCCCTGGCTACACAACAATCTTTTGCTATGAGGTTACCCATAAATACGACCTGGTAGGGTTTGCTAATTGACCGGGTTGGATAAACGGCCTTTTCAAACCACCTCCAGCGCTTATCAATTATATCTGTGTTCAGCACATCGGTATCTGTGTCAATGTCAGATACTATGACTTTATCTGGCCGGATCTCCTCATTGCGAGATCCGCGGGGTGACTGATCAGCCCCCACGGCCAAAAAGCTTACACCCAGGGTTGTGATAAAATCACCCCATGCCCAAGACCCTGGTAGCTGCTGTACTCCATAATCGTTTATAATCCGCTCATTTTTCTCCAGGTTAAGACGGTATGGCTCCAGCAGGTCGCTGGCCTTGTCGTTGCTATTGGATATGAAAATGATATTAAACTTTTGACCGGTAAGCGTCTGGTATAGCGTTTCCATCATACAAACAATGTCCTTTGATAGCTCACGCGCCCACACCCGGCTTTCGTACCACTCTGGATTAGCCAGGATACGCTTTGATGACTTAATATGGAATCTGGCCGCCGGTGCATAGCAGTATTTTGGGAAATAGTAAACCTTCCAGGCCTCAAAATCTGCCTCAAGGTTTTTAACCCGCTTTTTTCGCTCAGCATCAGTTTCGTTCATATCAGCATGAACGGCGCTGAGGTAGTTGTTTAGATAAATATCCCAGTCCCTTTTCGCCTGGGTATCGGTAACCTTAAATGCCATTTATCAGCGTTTTAAAGTGTCTTTAATAAAGTCGTCGAATATCAATGCCATTTCCCTGGCCTTATCGGGGCTAATTGGCCTCAGGTAATTTAAAACCCTTTTACATACTTCAACAATGTCGGCTATGCTTGCATCGGTTTCTAAAGTCCGGATCGATACGGTTAATTTGTTAATGGTGTCGGCCTCTTTTGAGTTGGCAAACCTGCCACCTTTTTCGCGGCTCATAATGAAGGTATTCAGTTCGTCAAGCTGATTATATAAACGCCGTAGCTGCTCATCCCTGGTTACAAGCAGCGACTTGCGGAGCCTGTCCCATTCAGCCTCATTGGCATTTACCCACTTATTGATTGTGACAGTTGAAACTCCGGTTCTGGCGGCAACTTCCTTTTGTGAAAGTCCCTCCTTCGTGTAAAGTAACTTAGCCCAGTCTTTTTTATCAGAAGCCCTCATTATGATTAATTTTTCGACAAACATACAGGAAAAAACAGGCTGTTAAAAATAACTAAACAACGGTTGGACAGTTATTTGCATAGTATAGTAT